GATCCTTTTTGTAGATGGGATAGAATAAGTATTCCTTATAAAGGCGATACTTTTATTGAAACTACAATTGGTCAATTGAATTTTTTTAAATGGACACTAGAAAATAACGTTATTCAATACATTGAAGACAATTATGACACTATTGAAAAAGATATGAATAATAGAAATAGTACATCAAAAAGAAAGGAACCAGTCATAGAAAACACCAAGACTAGAAAGAAGAGAGAAGAGCTATCGATTAGCGCATCAAAAAGTATTAAAAAAGAAAAGGTAGAAATAGTCGTGAATTTTAATTAGAAATGTACCAACTTAAAACTTTATTTATTAATTCAAATAATGGGAAATACAGAATCCATTAAAAAAATAAATTTTGAAGATGTGCAAATTGCATATAAAAACTCGGAAATATATTTGTTGATAAATACTATGCCAATTTATGAACAATCATGTTTGATTTTAAATAGTATTTCTGCGATCCAAGAAGAACAAATTATTAATAAGCACTTGAATCGAGATAAGAGTATTCATATAATTATTTATGGTAAGAATTCAAACGATGAAACAATATATAAAAAATATCAGCAATTAATGCACCTAGGATTTTTCAATGTTTATTTATACATGGGCGGACTGTTCGAATGGCTTTTACTTCAAGATATATATGGGCAAACAGATTTTCCGACCACGTGCGCACAATTAGATATATTGAAGTATAAACCTCAATCTCGTTTGCATGTTGGTTTGATCGGGTGTTAGACACTTTACTATTTAAAACGCGAATTATGGGACAGTTACGTTGCAAATTATGATGTAAAAAAACTAGATATAAATTTTTATAACTCCCCACGCCACGATATCAAATATGAAACTAATTTAGTTAGACCTGAATTTTTGTAATATAATTGTCAATTGTTTCAAACCAATTCTCTAGAACTTCTGGATTATCTCGTATATTTTGATTTCCGTCAATGGTAAGAATATTTGTATTTACAAAATCTTTATTGATCATTTTCTCGTGATATTCATGACAAGTAGTCAAATAATCTAACGGAATATCGTCTTCGCCAGTTCTTGCCCTTTCATTGATTCGTTTGAAACAAATATCTGGATTCGTTTTCACATAAACAACCGAATCTATAGGATAATCACTTGCGAATGTGTCAAACCATGTCGTGTAAATTTGGTAATTTACATCCTCAATTTTTCCCATGTCATAAAGCATTTTTGCAAATACGTGTTTGTCCGTATATAAACTTCTTTCTGTTACAAAAATTCTTACTGAAGGATTATCTTCGATTGCGCGTTTCATAGTTGCTAGACGTGTAATATATGCCATCATTTGAAACGAGAACGAATATTTATTCTGGTCCTCATAAAATTTTTGCAACATAGTTGTACCATTTTCGTCTTTAATTTTTTCCCAATCATCTACTGGTTCTTTAAGAAATACAATTTTAGGGTCTGACTTGTAACGAGTGATAAGATTTTCTAAAAGAGTAGATTTTCCGGAGCCGATGTTTCCTTCAATTGTGATAATTTTCATGTTTCTTGCCATTTTATATGATTTCAACATATTTTGCACGATTATTTGAGATCAATTTTTAAAACTATAAAAATTGAATCTAGTTAAACATATTATTGTAAGTTAATAGCAAACACAAAGATGGATCTTCAACAATTGAAACTAAATAAAGCCGAATGGCAGTCTATAGAGGTTCCTGTTAGTGAAACAGAAAAAAAAATTCTTATGTTGATAACAGGTGGTTACAATAATGTAAATATTCGAGACAACACAAATAATTCGTTATTATCTTATTTGAAGATTGAATATTCCGAGACTATGGAGGACTATCTATACAATAAATTCTTCTTACCTCTAGTAGATCGTATCAAAAAACTTTCAAAAGATGCAATGTCCATATTCTCCTCAGAAATTTCAAATAATCCTGTTTTAAAAAAGGCTGATATAATTAGAGTAGAGAATAATGATCCTAGTAAATTTAAATGGTCAGAAATTTATGAGCATGTATTACTGCTGTGTGTTGAAAAATTATTCAAACATAAAACAGATAAATGTCAAAAAAAGTGGAGACTACAATATTTTACTCTATACAAATTATTGAAAAATGAGGTATTTTATTTAAACCGACACGTCGTTTCAATTGTTAATAATTTATTGAATTTTTACGAAAAAGATATTTCTTTGGTAGATATGGTAGAGTGTTCTGTAGAATTTCTAGAAAAAAATTCATTGCTTTTGCGACACGCAGATACAACATTGTACGAACATCAGAAACAATTGTTTTCGTTCATGCATAAGGAAGGCCCCAAGTTAGTTTTATACATTGCTCCAACCGGTACGGGAAAGACAATGTCTCCGATTGGAGTCAGTTCTGGATATAAAGTAATCTTTGTTTGTGCTGCGAGACATGTAGGACTTGCTTTAGCAAAAGCAGCAATTTCTATACAAAAAAAAGTGGCATTTGCATTTGGGTGCTCATCTGCGGATGACATTCGCTTACATTATTATTCGGCAAAAGAATACACAAAAAATAAACGAACCGGTGGAATTGGTAAGGTGGATAACAGTATTGGAGATAAGGTTGAAATTATGATTTGTGATTTAAAATCTTATTTACCGGCAATGTTGTACATGATGGCCTTTAATGATGTTGAAAATTTGGTAGTTTATTGGGACGAGCCCACTATCTCGTTAGATTATGATACGCACGAATTGCACGAAGTCATTCAGAAAAATTGGAAAGAAAACTTGATTCCAAATATGATTCTTTCATCGGCTACTCTGCCAAAACAACATGAAATGACAGAAACAATTTCAGATTTCAAAGAGAGGTTTTCGGGTGCAGTTATACATAGTATTGTAAGTCATGATTGCAAAAAAACAATTCCACTTATCAATAAATACGGATATGTTGTTCTACCTCATTCATTGAGCGAGAATTACGAAGAAGTTTTAGAAATGATTGAAAACTGTGAAAACAATCAAACACTATTGAGATATTTTGATTTAGATGAAACTGTACGATGCGTAATGAATTTAGAGAGATCGAATTTGATTTCGGAAAGTTCTAAAATAACAAGAAGATTCGCTGGATTACACGATATTACGTTACATAATATAAAAATGCACTATCTTCATATTCTTAAAAAAATTATGCCCGGAACGTGGGGAATGGTTTGCATGAATTTCAAAGGTCTGCGCATTCGTCGTATAACTCCAAATGTAAGCGTTGATACAAAGGGAAATAAAATGAGACGTGTCGCAAGTATAGGACCCGGTGTAATAACCCAAACAGCCGGGACACGACCAGCATTATCTGAAATGGCTGGACAACCAATTGTCAAGATGGGAAGTATAATAGAAGAACCTTCAATCCAAGAAGAGTGTTCTGTATATGTTACGACAAAAGATGCGTATTCTTTGACAGATGGACCAACTATATTTCTCGCAACTGATGTGGAAAAAATTGCAAAGTTCTGTATTCAACAAGCAAATATTCCCGCAAAAGTCATGCTAACAATTATGGAAAAGATTGAATTCAATAATAAAATAAATGAGCAAATTCGCGTTTTCGAAAAAGATTTGGAAGATGTTTTATCGAAGCTAACACTAGATAATACTAAATCGGAGACAGCTTTCAAATGTAAAGGAAAACCTGGCGAGAAAAAAGTTAAAACTGCAAAAATGGACTCTACAGAATCTAGTTCAATTGAACGTCTTAATAATAAGATGGAATATTTGAGAGCAATGATCAAGACTGCAGAACTCAACGAGACATTTGTTCCTAACAAACAACCACATATTCAAAAATGGGCAGAAGACATTGAAATTGCAAGACCTTTTACATGTGATATAGATAATAATACAATTATTGATATTATGATGCTCGACGATGTTCCAGACAGTTGGAAAGTGTTGTTGTTGATGGGCATCGGCGTCTTTTGCAAGCATGAAAGTATTACTTATACTGAAATCATGAAAAAACTTGCAGAAAATCAGAAACTATATATGATTATTGCTTCAAGTGATTACATTTATGGAACAAACTACCAGTTTTGTCATGGATATCTAAGTAAAGATTTGAATTTGACACAAGAAAAAATTATTCAGGCTCTGGGTCGAATCGGAAGAAATAACATTCAACAGGATTATACAATTCGGTTTAGAGACGATTCTCATATTAGAACCTTATTTTATCCACAACATGATAAACCTGAAGTAATAAATATGAATCGCTTGTTCAATTCATAAATTTGAATATTTTGTAAAATCAAACAGACAACCATAAATAGTTTTTATCATATGATGTGTTTAATAGTAATCAACTATAAAAATGTAAATCTAATGGACATATTAAAGATACCTCTTTAGTATTATATTTGAATAATTTTATAGGCTTATATTTTTTTAATGGTAAATAGTCACAGCTTAATTCACGCCAATCCCCGTTTTTAATATCTGTGTCATCTTTATTTTGATTACAACAATTACATATTAAAATATATTTAAACTTTTTATTTTCAATTAAGTAATCTAAAAATGTATAAATATTATTTAATGACCAGTGCTGAATAACATCTTTTAAAATACATAATTCTCCGCTTATAATACTTTCTTTGTTATTACAAAAATCTAGATGTGTAAAAGAATATTTCGGCAATGAGTATTGTTTTGAGTTATAATCTATTATTTTTTTGTATGTATCATATCCAGTATATGTTATATTTAAGTCATCATATATTAATTTTCCACATAGAAAATCTCCACATCCTAAATCAACTATATTTTTAATATTATTATAGGAAATAAATTGTTTCAGAAAAGGAACATAACTATCTTTATTATAGATAATCTCGCTACCATTTCCACTACTACCTTTATATCCCATATTATTGTTATCTCCCCATAATTTATTTTCATATATATTTGTAAAAATCTCTTCCATATATTTTTATATACATACGCTAAATATTTATGTTTTATACGAATTGGAATAACTATAAGAACAAAACAAATAACTTGACCGCAGTTAAAGGGAGTGCATACTATGCACCCCCTTTTTCAAGAATATTAGTTAAAAATATTGAGATATAAACATTGCTTTGCCAGTTGGCAAAGAAAAGGGTGTAAATAGTATTGACACCCTTTGCCCCGAGAGTAATTGCTGGAAAACAATTAATACTATAACTATATGTTATGGTATTAAACTATTCTAATACAAAAAATATAAAAACCACACGATAATGCGTTTAATTCGAGTACGCGAGACCACCCATTCCCGACATGATGCGGAGAACGTTGTAGTTGGTGGCATAGACGCGGACCTTGGCGGTCTTTGTTCCCTCAACGGTGGCGTTCGAGAGCACAAGCTGGAGAGTAGCATTATCAATACGCGAGAAGTTGCACGTGCCTGAGGGTTGATGCTCCTCAGGTCTCAAGGCAAAGGAATACACGTTGATGCCCTCGTCGGGGCTGCGGGTGTGACTTTGGTAGGGCTGAACCCAAGAGAAGTATGATCCTTCACGCTCAGAGAAGCGATCCTGGCCGTTGAGCTGGAGTTTGGCAACAACGACGGGGTTCTGGCCCCAACAGTGCATGTCGAGAGAGGTCTCTGAGAGAACGAAGGTGCCTGCATCAGAAACAGTGGATCCTTGGTTGAAGTTGGCGGGGCCGATGTAAGAAGAGAGAGGAATACCGGAAGCGGCGGCCTGTTGCTGAAGTTGAATGTACTCGGCGTTGTAAGGATTTCCGGGAAGCTTGGCACCAGGTTGAGCAAGAGGGTTCAAGCCACCAAACTGCGGACCGGTGTAAGGGCCACTGTATCCAGGGGTGTTGGCAGGGCCGTCCCAGTAGCTTGTGAGGAAAAACTCCGCGGGCTCCGAAAGAGCACCAGCCTGCTCGAAAACACCCTGGGGGCTGATGTAGCCGTACTGGCCCTGGAGCTCTTGGGGTCCGCCAAAAGCGTGGATGGCGTTGGGAAGAGCGTCAATGGCGTCAGTGTAGTTGAAGGGTTGAGCACCAAGAACCTTGAAGAGAACCGAGTCGCAGAGGAGAGACGAGCAATAATCGACGTTCTGATCGGGCTGAACAACCCAGATAAGCTC